TACCTATTCTCCCTACCGATAACGCCTATGACCTCGCGCTTATCTAAAACATCAAACTCTGTGATCACCAATATCACCAATGAAGATAATCCGGGGCCCCATTTTCGTGCCCTGAATACCCATTGCGGGTACTTAATCGCCAGTTCATGTATGAGGGGAGCCAAGAACGTATGGATAACGCCTTCTACTTTATCTTCCCCCTCTATACCTACCATCAACATGATGTTGCTGCGCGCTGTTGCCATCGTCATGCCTCCTATCACCAGTCGAACCGCTTGAGGATGTCATCCACTTTGTTCTTGACGCTGCTGCGCACCTCGGCAGACTCTTTGATTGCGTCGATGTCTACACCTAACATTGTTAGCTCAAGTGCGCGTCTTGCTTCCTCCAGCTTGGGGTCTTTTGTTATGTTCAAATGAGTAAGCATGGCGCATAGCCCTTGTGCATTAGTGACAAGTGTGTCGTGGTACCTGCGCTTAGTCTCGTCATCCCCCTGCACATCAGTCAGCTTCTCCGACATGCCAACCAGTACTTTGTGCAGTCTCTCCCACGGTTCACGCATGGCATCGTGCAGTCTGGTCTGAAAGTCTGACTCGTACTGTTGGCGTATCTCTGCTATGTCATTGTTCGGTATGTCCAAGCGAAAGTCTCCTGACTCGGGCAGCGGACTGAACCGTACCCGGAACCCAAACTTAGTTCTCAGCTCGTCCAATGACGGGTAGTCATTAGGGTTGAACAGTGACCCCATATGGTGCTTAGCCAAGTCGATCAGGTCTGTGTAGTTGTCGAACAAGGTCTGCGTCATGGCATCGAAGTTGTGCTTGTACACATTCATGCATTGCTTGTAGTCCATGAATATCGAAGTAGGCATAAGCCTCGGCCCCTTGTCTGACCACGACAGCGATGTATTGCTGTGATACAACCTAGCCTTAGCTGCGTAGTCGGCTATGTCCTTGCGCTTGCTGGTACCCGCCAACAGATTCTTCCTAACCTCGGCACTCCCCTTGCTAGCCGAGTTACTGGCAAGCACCGTCTCGGTTGCGCCCTTGTCCAACTTGTTAGCCGTCCATACGCTGATGTTCAACTCTACTAATACCGCGCTAGATGTAATGCTCATGTTCTTCTCCTTGGTGGTTAAGTTATTCCGGTTTGCCTGCAAGTTTTGCCATGCGGTACAGGTCATCGCTTATTAGCTTCAGGGTTACGGCTTCTATGTCCGCTGGGTATATGTGCTGCGTAGTGCCCCCCTCTTCTGCCTTCCTGTACTTCGTCTCATACTTCTCTGCCCCGCCTAGTACCTCCATAACTTGCGCCGCAGTCTTCACATCCATCACAAAGTGCACGTACCCGCCGATTGTCATTACAGCTTTAGCCATGTTGTACTCCTCTGGTTTAGTTACTCTTGATGTGAATGGTCTTGCCCATCGGGGCAGTTGTTCTCGCATTGCCTGCAATAACCCAAAGCACCGGGATGTCCCACTCATTTCCCCAATCTCCTATGCACCCATCGGTCAGCATGATCAAAGCTTGCGGCTTGATGTTCTTCTCACACATGAACTTATGTACGCAACGAGGATCAGTACCCCCGCCACCTTTGGGCTGGGTAGAACTAACAATGTTAGGTACCGTCACTGAGTCATACTCCTCGTGCCCAGCTACCTCCCCATCCCAGTACATCAAGTCCACGCGATCAGGGTGTACGTCCTCCGCGATGCTCTTCACCTCCGACATGAAGTCCGCCAGCTCCTGCCCACCTATGGAACCTGACGTATCCACACCGATGCACAAGTGCCCGACCTTCTCCCCGATCAGGCTTGGCATGTAGATATCGCTAGCCAAGTAGCGCCTGTTCACCCTGCGCCATGAGGATGCATCCTTAGCTGAGCACGTAGTAGTGACGAACTCACGCAGCACCTCGCGCCAATCCACCTCCGGCTCAAGCAACTCTTGCAGCTCGCGGCTCAGCCCACCCGTCCCCTTACCCGCTACCTTGCGCTCGGCAATGAGTCCTTGCCGGATAGCTGAGTCGATGTCCCGCTCCAGTGCTTTCTTCGCTTCTTCGCCAAGCTCCTTCGCACCTTCCCAGTCATGTGCATCACGCTCACCTTCGCCCTTGTTGCCACTCTCTCCCCCACCGGAACCCCCTTCACCCTTCTCCTCTCCCTTGAGTATGTCGAACACCTGTTTTGCATGCATCCCACGGAACCTAGCATCGACAAGACCGATAGCCTTCCCCGCCTTCATAGGCATAGCGATCCACTGCTGGCGCTTGTCCATGTCAACCAACTGGATGTTGATCACGTAGTCGCATGCCATGTTTGCTAGCTGGGGGTTCTCATCCCATAGCTTCCTCCACACGAACAAGTGCCGATACATCTTGTGCATAGTCTCGTGCATCACCACGAACGCCAGCTCCTTGTCATCCAAGGACTTGATAAACGCTCGGCCATACACCTCATCCCTGCCATTGGTTGCTGCTGTAGGCACATCCTCATCGACCCGCGTCTTGCCCACCGTCATGAGCCCAGACAACAGTGCAAACTCGGGGTTGCGCATGATGCTGATCTTCGCCTTCTTCAGACGACGTTCTTCTCGTTCTTCTTTGTCCTTACCGTGACCTAACATTTGTTAGCTCCTGTTGTTGGTTGTGGGTACTACAGCAGGTCTTCATTCTTCTGAACCCAATCTGCAAACTTCTTGTTGCCGAATGCAATACCCTGCTTAGCCGGAGTCTTGGCAATGTTGATGGCGAAGCATGCCTGCCACTCTGATTCAAACCGCTCCAGATACTCCATGAATGGGGTGAATGTATCCTTCGTCACCCTGCTGATAGCCCCAAACACCACGATGGCACATGCCCCTGCGCTCTCCGGTACGCTAGCAGTACGAGGGTTGCCAATGACTGTCTCCCATGTGGGTAGCTGGTCTGAGAACTCAATGAACGCCTGCATGTCCCTGCTTGCCGACTCACCCACCGCGCCTGTCATGGCAGCTATCAGGCTGTCGGTATCTAGCTGACTGCGCACCTTGACCACGTTAGATACCCGCTCAAGTGAGCGCGGCGAGACGAACGCCTTCTGCGCCTTCCTCGGGTTGTAGATGTACGGGTTGTCCGCTTGGCTTGCGTCTATGTAGCTTGCCAACGCATGGGGATACTGCTTGACCCATGCCACTACCTCAGCAGCCACATTGTTATTGAGCGCCCAACTAATCCACTCATCGGCATCGGGCTTGCGCACATGCAGCGGTATTATCCTGTTGCGGCTATGTGCTTTGAGGCTGTCACCCACCCCATCGGAGGACAGGTTGCCCGTCAAGAATGTAATGGACTCAGGATGCAGCGTGATATCCCCTAGTCGTGGGTTCACCACCTCCAGCATCGGATGCAGCATGTTCTTGATTGGCTCGGCACCCTTGGTGAATTCATCTAGCATCGTTATGACAGGCTTGCCCAGATGAAGCTGGAATCTGCTGTTAGGGTAGTAGGCAGTAGTCTTTGTCTCGTGCTGGACAACAGGCATGGCAATGTCCCCCAAGTCCATGTTGGGTACGTCGATGTACGCTGTGCTGTGGGTAGGGAACATCGCCTGCAGCGTCTTGATAAGGGAGGACTTGCCGATCCCCGGCTCCCCCTCCAACAGGTAACGGTTCATCGGGGTTGCTGCAATCACCTTCGCAGCCTGAGCTAGCGTAACGGTCTTACCAAAGCTGATGTCAGCCATGTTTAATGCTCCTTGAACTGGTTAAGTTACTTGTACTACTTAGGTACCCCTAACAAATGTTAGGATGGCCCCAACGTCTTGTGTTATCCAGACGCTTTTTTATTGTATGTATATTATACCACAATATAGTGGCTATGTCAAGTTTTCGTGGTACGTATCCCACTCGTTGTTGAAGAAAGCCGCGTACCTATCCTTAGTGACCTTACCCCTAGGAACCACAGTATCCACAAGCACCTCGCCCCTGTGTATGCCCACCAAATACCTTTGAAACACACCCAGCATTAGGGGTGGACGTATCACGAACCCCGAGAAAGAACTATTAGAGAAAGTAGGCCTACCCGCCTGTGTAGCGAGCATGTAGAACGCCTGCAGCCAGCTCTTGGTTCGCGTATCGGGGTCGGTATCCTGCATCAAGCACCGAAGCTGTAACGTTGTCTCCAAGAACGCAGAACTCAGTGGGTTAAGATTCACCCCCGCGTCCTTGTTCAGTCCAAGCTCCTCCTTCGAAATTGTTCCTCCATCTCGCAGTTTAGCCATACCCATGTAGTACTTTTCAAATTCCGCATAGCGTGACCTAACATTGTTATATGCCTTGCGGTTCAGCTTATGCACCATGTGCTGCTCGGGGTTGACCGGCTCCCACCCTCCATGCGTCTCCTTGACGAGCTTCAACCCCGTCTTGGGCACTGTGTATTGCCCACTTTGCACCGCCACGCACATGTGGCCGTTGAACCTACTCGCCCGAACCCCTGTCACCGCCCCGATAAAGTACGCCGTTGCTTGGGTGTTCCAGCTATCCGTCTTGATGGTGATGGTGTCATCGGGGTGCCATGTCACTACGGGGGCGTTGTAGCAAATCAGCAGCACATCCAATGTATGCGGGTCTAGGTTGATCCTGAACTGGTCGATCCTGTCACGATTGCCCAAGGGTATCTGGTCATCGGCACGCCCACGTATTTTCTTCGTACCCTCCAGTGTCAGCTTTGCATATGCATAGCTATAGATAACCCTCAGTCCTGTATTTTGATGTTGTCCAAAGCTCATCTCACACCCCCAAAGAGAACAGCACAACTACGAAGCCCCACGCCGCAAGTAGTGTGGCGAATACCAACACGCCTTCCTTTATGCACCTCATCTCACTTACCCCCATTGTTGTTGGCTGCTTTAAACACCGCTTCGGATGCACTCCTAGCCCTCACATATTGCACAGTCCATGCATACGGATACCAGCCACAGGTACCTAGCTGCCCCTTGGGTCTAACTGCGTAGGTGTTACCTCGTAGCTGCGTCGCCTCCAGTTCGATACGCGCCATGATCAGGCTTCCTTACGCTCAAGGGTCAGGATGTCCCGGCCAGCTAGCACACACATGAGAAACACCGGGGGGACTTCGATGCCGTAGTCGGCAAGCGCGTTGAAGTACGCAGCCTGCGCCATGTAGTAGGACCGGTCATTAATGCGCATCGTCACGCTGTGCCTAACATTGTTAGGTAGCACCCGAGGGGGGTGCATGTCGGTCTTGCTCACGAACTCGCGCCATTTGCCGAGGATTCGGTCTACGCCAAAGTCATCAGGGGTCTGGATATCAGTGGTGGTCATTACAGCTCCTTGGGTTGACCTAACAAATGTTAGGTGTGTGTTTCACTACTTATCGCCGGTTTTGGGCGAGCTTCTACTGTACTATATTGTACCACATATAAATGGCTAATGCAAATTTTTAGGTTGGCATGTAGGCGCACATGTAGGTGGGCATGCTCGTGGATTTGAGGCACGGAAGGGCAAAAAGGGCAGTTTTATAATGTTAGGAAAACATGCATTGTTAGAGTTCAAAAACACGAGTCTAACGTTATTCCTAACAAAATAAAAACCTTTAAGAATCAGTAGTTAAGATGTTAAAAAATGGTGTTATGTTATAAAGATAGTGATTTTTAAGAATTATATACAGCCCTAGAATTTTTCTAACTCTTGCGCAGTGCTTAAATTGGCTTTATTTGATTGGAACTGCGCGAAGGTGACATTTTCGGCTTCAGGTTCTCTCAATTCCTGAGAAAGTATAACAATGGGCCTTTTTTCGCATGTAACTCGTTGAATCTAAAGGGGAAATGTATTGTTAGAGTCATTTTAGGCATTCCTAACAATGCTGCAAGCCCTTGATTCTAAAGGCTTCTATTGTTATACTTTTTCGCTAAAAAACACGATTTTCCTAACAATAGGCCGATTTTCCTAACATTAGACGGAGAAAACGCGATTTAAAATTTATTTTCAAAAAAACAAAAAAAGTGTTGAAAAATTGAAAATTAAATGTTAAGCTTCGCTACGGAAGCTTAAAAAGTTTTTGGCAGGAATTTAGGAAATATCGTGTGTTTCGCGCTTTTGCGCTCTCGCTTTCGCCTCCTTCGGAACTATCATCGCAGGGTTCAGCGGCAAAATTAGGGCGAAAAAAAACCCGCCGAAGCGGGTTGGGAGGGTTGGGGAAAAACCTAACAATTGTTAGGTTTTTCGTTTGGTTCAGGCGGTCAAGTCAGTTTCAACATTGCCGCCCATTGTTTCAAAGGCGTCAATGATCGACGCTTTGGCCTGAAAGGACAATTCGCACCCCTCGCCGTCCTCATCGGCGTTCAGGATTCGATTCAGAATTGTCTTCAGTTCCGAGAGGGTTTTAGAATCCAACGTGGCACTCCCTTTCGCCTTGCTCCCTGCCGTAACGTGACCGGCTGCAACCTTAACGCGGCCCCAGTACACGTCAATGGTAGTTACCTCAAATCCTCCGGAGATCATTGCAGCCTTAAACTCCGCACGTTCTACTTTGACCGCTTTGCCGATTGTCCCTTTCGCTGCCCACCATTGCCCACCGAATGCTGTCGTCATTGAATCCGCGTAACCTTGAATTGTATCGCCTGTGCTTCGTGCCGTAGATACTAACGCTTCCCTGTTGGCATACAGGGATTCTTTATCTAACTCTGATATGCCGAACACTACTGGTATCGCTTTGGTAACTGTGGTCATGGTGTGTATCCTTGGTCATGGTTGCAAGGCTTGGTTGCCTTGTGCCTTTATTGTACCACGAAATACCCACAAAGCAGCATTTTCACCGACATTAATGGGGCACCCCTAACAATGTTAGGACGGGGGCAAAAGGGGCAACCCCACCCCCCTAAATCTCAGCGATGGAACCAGCTCCAGCCCCTACACTAGGTTATGCGCAACCAATACTTAATTCTCACAATTTGGACTTAAAGCTTGCAGTAAGACGTACCTGTTGACTCCGTACCTCCGGATAACTGATCCCAAAAGGCAATCAAGTACCCCCCACCCCCTATATAAAATTTCCAGACTCTTCCCCTACTCTAGTATGTAGAAACCCCCCCTATGTCTTTCCCATATAATTTGCCACGGGGGGTATATGTGTTATAGTTTGTGTACTGGTGCGTCCTACGCCCTGCGGGTACTATGACTATTCAAATTGAGCCTTCAAAAGACCATCCCCTTCCATATGTTGTTATGGATGACGAAACCGGTTCTTTTGCGGAGGAACTTGCAGTCGCTGCGAATACTCATGAACTGCTTGAACAGCTAGGGGCACCCCCAGAGTTAGATGTTGCTACGGCAACACAGGCAGTAAACACGCTCTCGGATGCGTTAAAGACTCAAAACAAAAACGTATTTAGTTCTCCACCCGCTGCGTTTGCTGCGCGGGAGTTCCTGCGTGTCTATAGTGCGCGGTTGGCAATGGAGATGAGCGATGTGCGAGCTGCGCTCACTAATAAGTTACTTGAGCTAGCCAACTGCGGTGATCCTAAGTTTGAGTTGAAAGCCATAGAGCTTCTGGGCAAGCATAGCGATATTGCGCTATTCACAGAGCGCAGCGAAGTCACCGTCAACTACAAAAATTCAGTAGATTTGGAGTCCGCCATTAAGGAGCGGGTTAAGCGCCTGATGAACGCAGACATTATAGATGTCGCTCCCCTTACAGCAAGCAGCCTTGATGATGAACTAGGCGTGGCCCCTGAAGCCCCGCACCCGCTAGATGACATTACAATCTAGCCCCGTGCAGCCTACCTTCACTCTTAAGGATATCCCTAAGATATTGCACCTATTACCGCAGGCAGAACAGGCCAAGCTGCTTGAAGATTTGAACTTGTTGGAGAAGCTTAAAGACCGGGAGATGGCCCAGACGAAGTTCATGCCCTTTGTGAAACGGGTGTGGCCTACATTTATACATGGGCGGCATCACGAGAAGATGGCAACTGCTTTTGAGAGGGTGGCTAGTGGGGAAATTAAGCGGCTTATTATTAATATGCCCCCTCGCCATACTAAATCCGAGTTTGCCAGTTATCTACTTCCCGCTTGGTTTCTAGGCAGGTTTCCGCACAAGAAAGTTATTCAAGCATCTCACACGGCGGAGCTGGCTGTGGGGTTTGGTCGTAAGGTGCGAAATCTAGTCGATTCTGATATATACAAAGAGATATTCACAGACGTTTCTCTACAAACAGACTCAAAGGCGGCGGGGCGGTGGAACACTAATAAGGGTGGAGACTATTTTGCTATTGGCGTTGGTGGTGCGGTAACGGGTAAAGGTGCCGATGTATTGATCATTGACGACCCGCATTCGGAGCAAGAAGCCGCCCTAGCTGAAATTAACACTGATATCTACGATAAGACTTATGAATGGTACACATCTGGCCCACGGCAGCGGCTGCAGCCGGGAGGGGCGATTATTATCGTGATGACCCGGTGGTCCAAGAAAGACCTTACTGGGCAGGTATTGAAAGCTGCAGCGCAAAGGGGTGGAGAAGAGTGGGAAGTCATTGAGTTTCCCGCTTTATTTGATGAGGACAGACCCCTATGGCCTGAATTTTGGTCGTTGGCTGAGCTTCTAGCCCTCCGTACAGAGCTTCCAGCCAGTAAATGGGCGGCGCAGTACATGCAAAGCCCTACTTCAGAGGTTTCTGCGCTCATTAAACGTGAGTGGTGGAATATATGGGAGCATGATGACCCACCCCCTTGTGATTTCATTATCCAGTCTTGGGATACTGCGTTCTTGAAGACAGAGCGCAGTGACTATTCGGCATGCACTACTTGGGGGGTATTTTCTATACCCGACGATAACGAGAAGCTGCAGACAAATATTATACTTTTAAACAGTTTTAAGAAGCGCATGGAGTTCCCGGAGCTTAAACGAGTGGCGTTTGCGGACTATACGGAATGGCAACCTGATGCGCTCATTATTGAGGCTAAAGCTTCCGGGGCTCCACTGGTGTTTGAGCTTCGGGCTATGGGGATTCCTGTGCAGGAGTTTGTCCCCAGCCGGGGGAATGATAAGATTTCTAGGCTCAATGCCGTGGCTGATATGTTTGCGTCGGGTCAGGTTTGGGTGCCTAATACGCAGTGGGCTGAAGAGCTTATTGAAGAGGTAGCGAGCTTTCCTTCAGGGGAGCATGACGATCTTGTGGACTCCATGACGCAGGCGCTGCTGCGCTTTAGGCGTGGGGGCTTTTTACGTTTGGATTCTGATGAACCGGAGCCTAAGAAACAATTTAGGCGGCGCAAACTAGGGTACTACTAGA